GATAAGTTATTAGCTTCATTATAATACTTAACTGGCTTTTTCAGATTTTTTGACGCCCAGTAACGACGACGGTTCGACACAAGAACCATATCTTTAGTTATATACTTACAAACATAAGCAGCAACTTTTTGTTTATCATCATCTAAATATTGCATGTTAGTGAAACCAAAACGAAACGACGTTAAATTATAAACACAACGATTATTTTGAATAACGTTAGTTTTCTTTATCAAACCTGGATAATTTGACATAACAGCATGAAAATGTATAGCGCCATCTTTATGTTTTTCTGGAACTATAACGTATTTCATCATATTCTCAGATTTTCGTTGCTGACGAGACAGCCATGACTGCATTTTAAAATAACATGCATTTAAATCATAACGGTTAACTTTTTTAGGGTTAAAAGTAAAAGTAACAAACATATCAAAATCGTTCGATAAAATATAATCAGAAACCATCATACGACTACGACGCACAGAGCGTGCGATATCAAGCTCCTGAGAGCGATTATCTTTACCTTTTTTACTAGAAGCAGTAGAATAGCGTGCTTTAGGAAATTTAAAAACAGTTAATTTATACATTGAAGGATATTCCTTTACGATATTATTAATAAAACTATCATTCACGTTACACCCCTATAAAAGTATGTTAAATGTCCTATTATCGAGTAGCCCGCTGCGCGGGCTCCCACACACAAAAATAATTAATTTTAAACGGCTAGGCGCGCTTGCCAGGGCTTAATGGTTTGCCCGCTGCGCGCGCCAGCCGACACACGCGACAAGCGGTGTCGGCTCAAATTAGCTAAATCATTTATGATACCTCCTCTTTTGCTGATTCACGATAAAGTTAACATTCTGGTTAGATTGACGATTATATTCATAATTACGTAAAATCTTTTGATATGTATCATATCGCGAATAATAAACATCATTATGTTTAAATACTTCTGTCCTAATTTTGTCCATCTGATATGTATAATCAGATTTATCTAACCTGATACTCTCACCGTCATAAATCGTATTAACCTGAATTCTTCCAATATTCCGACAGCTTACAACCTCTTGTACCTGTTTGCGTATTGAAATGTCTAACTCATTCCATATCTGACTTGAAAACACGATACGACGCCTATCCTTACGTTGCTGCGATATTGACGTTAAGACATCAATAGGTATTCCTGTTTTTGAATTAAACATCAGATGAGCCTCGTCTAAAACGACTAAAACGCCATTTTTACCATTTTGAAACTCTAAGGCCTGAGAAACTCTTTGGTCATTTTCAAGAAATACATAATTTATATTATTGAGCTTAACGTTAGAAAAAATAGCACAACTTGGATACTCTTGCTTTAAATCGTAAACGTATTTAACCATAGAAAGTGTTTTGCCTTTACCTTGACGGCCAATATAAACACGGCTGCCAACTGGGAACAAACCCTTTTCAGGCCTCGTGTAATGTTTAATAAAAGATTTCCAATCAATTATCATTACTTAACTCCAAAAACTGGAATTTTACGCAAAACCCAAAGTGCTATTTTATAAATCGGCTCAAATGCAAATATTGCAATAATCATGGTTACGGAAATGAAAGCTAAAGACGGAGACATAATATACTTATAAACGCCTACAAATTGACTTAAAATATTAACCAATAAATCTGTAGAATCAATCAGAACCTGAGGGGTCGCTGGTAAATCTGGCATAACTAAGAAAATAGCAAGGATTAACGCAACACCAGCCGTTAAAATCCAAACGATCATGCTTCCACAACCTCATTAAATTTTTGCTTTAATAAATAAACCAACGATAAAACAAAACCTACACGCGCAACTGGCATAACCGTATTCCAAATCAAAGGCGCAGACTCTTCAAGAGCACCGATACGCAAACAAACGCTATTTTGTGCAATTAAATTTGAAACACAAACACCCTTGCAAAACTTATTATTTGAATTAAAGGTACAGTGCCATTCACTCATATCATCAGCACTAATAAAACCAGAAAACGCACCAAGAGTTTTTGAAAAAAACTCAAACGGAAATAATAAAAAACCTAATTTTTTCGTCAAAGTCACTGACAAATCGTCATAAGCTTTTTTAAAAATATTGTCATCTCCTGGAATAAATATATGGCTTAAAAATTCTAAAAGTCTTTCAAAAACAGAAACAATACCATGGAATAAACCCTCTACCGTATTCTTAAAACCATCAAAAATATTACCAATCCAACAACCAATATCATGAAACTGGCAGCGCTGAACAGAATCGCCCACCGGAACAGTACCACCAGAAAAATTATCACCATGATAATCTTCAGGAAAAATTACACGTTTTTTAGTATAAAGACCAACAATCGAATAATATTGTGCAGATAACTGAAATTTATATGTACTAACATCAGAATAATCTGAAAGACATAAAGACAAAGTTAAATTATCACCACATTTATAAATACCAAACGACATTCTTGCAGTACGTACAAAATCGAAATAATAATAGTTTGTCTGTTTATCATATTTTAATTCAATATCTGAATCTTTATCAATAAAAATAAACTCGATATGAGACGTTTCGTCAGCGTTTGAGTTATTGCGAACTACAAAAAACGAATCATTTTTAATACCATTTTCTACAAATTGAATATAACGCTCATAAGTTTGCTTAGAAAGGGACCTATCACGTTTTATCTTTTTCTTATCAAAAACAAAATTAACATCATAAGGCGGATTTTTCATACGCCAGGAAGCACGTTTAAAATTTATTGGTTCAGCAGCGCGCGCCGGTAGTGGAACGACTAATAGAGAAACGAAAAATACTATTGACAGTACTAATGGTAAACTAAAACGCTTCATCTATCGCCTCGACGCGCACCGCTAAGCCAATAAATCGCATAAATAGCAATTATACAAAACAGCCAAAAAGCACTTAATTTAATTAAAAACTCAGACATCATACTTTTTTACCAAAAAGAATTTTATGTAAATAATCAAGAATAAACTTCAAACCACCAAGTAGACCAATTAATGGAGCATAAGCGATAAGTAGCTCTCTCACCATCTTTAAAATCTCATTACTAATAGCTAAAACTGATAAATTTTCCATAAACTATAAAGGGGAGGGGGAATCCTCCCCAACCGGCTATTTAACCCTTACCTTACCGCGCACAGCAGCATTGATAGCACGACCAGCTATACCAAGCCCAATCATTGCGCCAAGCAGGATCGCAACACCGGCAAAATTTGACGAGATTACACCCCAAGCACTTTTAAAAACAGCACCTGCAGTAGTAGCGTCAAAAAATACCAAACTTTCCGGCATTTTATACCCCCTTAAATTTATAACCCGCTTGAGTTTTTTGACATCGCTAGTTGGTCACCAAATATCTAAATTGTTAGGGAACTATAATTTTTAAATTACTATCTAGTTCGCGCTTTGTTCTATTGAGCAAATGTAACAGGTTGTGTTAAATCATCAGCGAGCATAAGTATCGCTTTGTCTTTTTTCTCAGGCTTAAACTCAATGGTAAAAACTTCACCTTTAATTAAAAGCTCTAAAACTAAACGATCATATTTAACAACTTTTCCAGAATCATCTTTAAATTGACGCTCATCAAAATAAAGACGAGAAATACGCGATTTTAAATTATCTAAGGTTCCCGACAGAGCAGTAGTTGGTAATGACATAATTGCCTCCAAAATTAAATTAATTACAAAAACAACATAATCTAATTTGAAATAAAAGACAATAGAGAAGTCACGTTTTACACATAGACCTAACGTCGCACAATGTCCGGTACAAAAATATTTAATGTCGTATAACAGATATAAATTAAAAGAAAAGCGTCGCACAATATTTAGAAAAAATAATGTTGTAGAATAAACTATAGTATACTATGCTTATGGAAATAATAATAGTATTTTTGATTATTATAATAACAATAATCATAATTAAAACAAATAAAAATACCGTCAAAAACTACGCGAACAAAGAATATAAATACATAAAAAAAGAATGCGTAATGACACAAAATGAGTTAAATTTTTATGAAACATTATGCAAAGCAGTAGACGGCTGCAAAATCATACCACAGGCACACCTAAGTATGTTTTTAAATCATGAAATAAAAGGACAAAACTGGAGCGGGGCATTTTCAAAAATTAATGGTAAATCAGTAGATTTTCTCATTTGCAGTAACAGCATGAAACCTATAGTGGCCATAGAACTTGATGACAGCACGCACAACAGCCCTAACCGACAAAAACGAGATATGTTTGTTAATTCAATTATAAACAACGCAGACATAGCTTTATTGCGATTTGAAGAAGGCAAATGGAACGACAAAATTATCAAGCAAAAAGTTGCTCAAGTTTTTCAAACTCATGCATCTGTAAATACTGATTTTCAAAGGTCAAAGAATGCAAATCAGGATCAAGG